CGATTACGTGTTCGGAGATGGTGGGCGCCCCGCCAATGAAAATCATGGCGCCATAGCGAAGTATGTCTTTGACGTACCATATGCCTCGGCAGCAGCCAGCGCGTTTGACAGCGTTCAATCCCCCTGTGCTGATTCCGCGGCAATGAACCCAAACCACCAAACCTCCCAATGCCTTCACGTAAGACACACGCTCGCAAGCAGCGTCGCCCCGGATCGGCTAAAAGATCCAAAAAGCACGCCAGATTTAGTGCTCAAAAATCAAGTCGAGTGCACAAGAGTGCACGAGGCAAACCCAGCCGCAAGTCAACCTTCGGAGCCATCCTCGATGGCGCCGAGACTGTCGCTGGATTCTTGCCGGGTGCGATCAAAGGGATCCGCTCAATAACTGGCCTCGCAAAAGAGGCCAGCTTCGCCACGCCAGCATCATTTGCTAGCGTGCGCAATAATGCCACACAGATGGCCCCATCTATGGCAATTACCCACCCCACGCTTGGGGTGGCCGGGGTGCGAAAAATCGGCGTGCAACCACTATGTGGAGTGTACGTCAGTGGCAGCGGAGTTTCGCCCGCTTTCTTCAGGCCTGAGATACCTGCAGTCACATCGGCCAACAACATTCTCATGAACCCCATTCTCTTGGGAGGCCCCCTATCTGTGGAAGCTTACTTATACGACAAGTTTGTTTTTCGCAAGTTCGCGGTCAAGTTCACCACGTTTGTTGAAACTACGCAACGCGGAGTTTGCGTCCTTGCAATCGAAAAGGACGTTGCCAACATCTCAGCAACCACCTTCAATGGTGCGCGCATGGTCACGCCCAACGTGACCTTCCCATACCGCATTCCAAAAGCTGAATTGGACTGGCGGTATGACGGACCCGACACCTTCTACACCAATCCGAGCCAAGATGAGCCAACCGAGGCTCAAGCTCGTCAAGATTGGCAAGGCATCCTGACCGGATATGATTCCAACATTGCTGGCGTCATTCCACCCGGGGGCGGAACGTTCATGGGTTGGCTCGACATTGAGTACGAGATCGATTTCTTCGATCCCGTGCCACCGACATTGCTTGTCGGTTCGACCACACACGAACGCGCTGTCCTAGCGGCTATTCGGTCAGCCATTGCTAAGAAGATCAAAACAGCTGGATCGCGTATACCCACCGAACGCATCGAATTGGGGACTCTAATGGATGAGCCCGCCTTCGAACACTCAGCAGCAAACGCTGCCGAGCAACCATCTGACACTGATTCCATTGGAACCATCGTCGAACAGGTGGTTGCGCAAATCGCCACTCCTGTGCCCGATTTGCGCAGCGGCTTCTCACGCCTTTTACTAGGATGAGAAGCCGCCACTGGTGCCGCTACGCGGCGTGATGAGCTAAATTGCTCCCCTACCGGCTTGGTCGCCGGCTGCATTAACAACCCACTTTTAGTGGGGCCAACCCATACAATCTTGGAGGAGT